TCTACTTCTTCATTCCATGATTGAATACTCTTTTTTAAAGCTTCATCATTCTTTCTGCTATTCTCTCTGGCAAAATCCCACCCATCATTAAGTCCAAGGGAGTACGCCAAAACTTCTTTTAGCTTTTGCAAAGAACTAACATAGTCATCACTTGGTTGACTATCGCTGTTAACGTTCCACAAGTCATTTGGCGTTGTTAAATCAAAGAAATTAATCTCCAACCCTTTTTTCGCATTGAATTTTACCTTTTGCAATTCAAAATTCTTCACTTCTACTTTTTTGTTCATCTTGTTTTTATTTAATTAATAATATTTTTTATTCAACATTTATTTTTAGAAACATCAAAAAATAAACCATCCCAAAAACCATCACAATCTTTTGGCATTGCCACTTGCCCTTCGTATGTATCAGGGTATTTATAAGGTAGGTTTTTGGATTCGATTTTATATGGGTACATTAACTTGTCAAATTTAGAACATTTAAAAACGCTTTTTTTTTCAAATTCTTGCCGTTCTTCTCCATTAATATCATCATACCCACGATTAAAAGGAATCTTTATATCTACCATACTTAAATGAATACATCCTTTATTACATTCCTTTTTGTTTTTAGGATTTAAAACACATGTGTTTTCATGCTTTTCCATCGCGTGATTTCTCTCTAGTTTTTTTCTACAAAAATCACATTTGTAAATAGTAATATTTTCTATTATTTTCATTATAAGTTTATATTTAAATTAATTAACAAAAAACAAATCCATTTTCTTTTGTTCATCCTTTACCTTTCCATAAATTTTAAAAATCATCTTATGCTCTCCCTTTACAAATTTTAAATTTATTCCCGATATACATTTTGTATTATCATCCTTGATTGTATTAGTAGTTACAATTTTTTTTTTATAACGTGTAGCCCTAGCTATTTGTTTTTGAGTAGGAGTTTTTAAAATATCTAACATTAGCTTTACCCAGTATGAGGCTTTATTATCAAGATCAATATCCTGCATTTTATGATATTCAAATTCCAACCTCATTTTTTCCAATTCCGGTAGACCTTTTAAATAAGGATGCAAATAATCCTTACTTTCATCAATAATTTTACTAATTAAATGAAAAGAAGATTTATCAGCATAAAACAAATTTCCAGTAAGATAATAATCTTGTTTTAAAATAGTTTCTCCCTTTCGATTAACTTTTGGCTTTTTAAAAACTCTAGTGTATTTGTGTGGAGGATTATCCAATACTATCTCTTTAATTAGTATTAAATCACTTTTAAACAGCCCTAATAAAAACCCAACTAATTGATTTTTTTTATCAAGAGTAAGTGTTTGCAAAGAATATAATAATGCGTTGTCTATGTTCATTTTTTATGATTTAAGTCCTACTTCAAACATTTTTCTTTTTAAAGCCTCCATAGCAGTAGCGTGATCTAATGAATGCCGTAAATTTTCATATCTTTTATTAGTTTCTTTTAAGTTCCAATCAAAACACTTACTCTTTACTAACCAATAAGTAAACTGATTGTTTAGAGTTATAGGTTCTAATCTAAAATTTAATTCTTCAATTGTCAATTCTTTTTTAGCCATTATTTATTTACTTTTTTAAAAGTTAATACTGTTTCTTCAGTGTACGTTCTTTCGCTTCTTACTACGACAACACCATTACTATTTCTCTTCTCAGGAATTAATTCCCCGTCTTTTTTACATAAAACAAAGTAATATAAAAACTCTGTTTTTCTAATGAACTTTAAAAAGTTGTTCATTTTTGTTTCGTAGACTCCATTTTTCTCTAAATTCATAACTTCTTTTTTTAATAATTTATAGTGATAAACAACTGTTTTTTCTAAAGACTCGTTTAATATTGCTGTAGTAACTTTTTTAGGATAACGCTTTATTTTGTCATTATTGTTTACCTCTATAAACCAATCTGAGATTATATAAACTGGATAAACTTTTATTCCGTACCTACCTAAAAAATAAGTTTCATTACCACTAAGCTTGCTTTTTTTCCAAGAATCTAATTTCTTCTTCAAGTTGCTTTATTTTATTTTTGTACTCATTTTCTTTTAGAGTAAATCTTAGTTTTTGACTATTCATTTCAGAAGCAACAGATTTGAAGGACTTCTCTTTTTGTAAATATAAAACAATAGATTGCTTATTTGAAGTTTCTATATTCTGTACGTAAGTGTCAACCCTGTAAACAGCTTTTAATAAATTGCTAAATACAACTTTTCTAGCATCGCCATCCTTACATTTCTCTATCCATTCAATTATTTTTTCTTGCAAAAAACAATTATCGCTTAAATATTTATTTTGACTTAGCCAAAGCTGAGTTTCAGCTATTTCAAATTGTTGTCTTTGCTCAAGCCACATTTTTTGATATAGCTTTAATTGACTTCTTTCTTCTACTCCGGCTTCTTGCCTAAGTTTTTGTAAATCCTCTACACTACTCATTGTTATATTTTTATTTGTTTAAAAAGGCAAATCATTATCATCATCTTCTTCTAATTCATCGTGCCTCTCAGCACTTAACAGGGCTTTTGGCTTTATATTTTCTGAATTAGCATATATCTTTTCTCCATCAAAACCTTTAGTATAATACCTCCCTGTAATTCTATCAAAAAAGAATGTTGCCTCTCCCATAGAAGCAACCGTTTCAGGCTTTGCTTTATAAATAATTACCCTAGCTTCGTTTGTTGTTCCATCATCCCTATGAACTGTCAACATACATTTGCCAAAATCAAACCATGTGGGGCCTCCTTTTAAGTCGTATGGGTGCGGAGGCTTTCTTTGTCCGTTATTATCTTTTTCAGTTTGCTTTGGATGAATAATAGTATGAAAGTGCATATCATGTTCCTCTGATAAAGCGTTTCTATATTCCAAAACATCTTCTAAATATAAATCATCCCTCATTATTTGTTCACCATCCCTTCCAACATATCTTTTCATATCCTTCCAACTATCAATAGTTGCAGTTTGAACACCTATTGTATGCTTTAACTTTACTGCCCAATCCCAAAACTCATAAGGAGTAATTTTGCTCTTTGTATCTTCTCTTGTAATTACTTTAAAGTGTTCTAAAACCCAGTGCAATTGATTATCAATTTCAATCTCAGATATATAATTTGAATTTACATATCTTTTATCAAATGTTTTTCCGGTCAGCTTTTGAATTAACTTTGAAAATATAACCTCTTTTTTTCCAATGTCAGGAACATAAAGCAAATGTTTCCAACCCTTAAATAAAGAAGCGTTTAGTAAACACTCTAACAAAAACTCACTTTTTCCTGATCCTGGAATACCCGTCCATTCTGTACATCCTGGTAAACTCATTGTGTACTTTTCGTGAAACAAAGGAAACCCCAAATAAATTCCTCTTAATGCTCCTTTTTCCCTATACTTCATTAAAGAATCACGAATGTCATCGTAATCAACTATCTTAAAACCTTTGTTTTCCATTACTTAAGTTTATTTTAATATTATTTTTTTGTCAATTTACTGATTTACAAATACTTAAATTACTTATTGTGCTATTTAGTAGTTAGCAAACATATAATTGCTAATTATTTGCAATTTCATCATCTTCACAATCAAAACATTGTGTTTTACAACGTCCATCATTTACAGCTTCGGCAGCGCAATAAAACCATTTGCTAACATCGCTTTTGCAAGATTGTGGCATAATTGTTTTTTTGTTTTTATTTGGCATATATTTTATAAAAAACAAATGCACTCTCCAAGATAATCTAACTAATATACTTTTTGTTGGATCAATAAAATTTACTTCCGCAGGAACAACATAAAACCTTTCATAACTACCTTTTGGAATCTCAGTTCCAATTTCAATCAAATTCCATTTTTTATCTGTAAAATTCCAATGTAATTTAAGTATTTGCATAATATATTTTTATTTAAATTTATATAATTTAATGGTTTACAAACCCTTGTTTTTCTTTTTGAGGCTTCATAATTAATTTGCCATCATTTTTACCGCTTCGCATCCAATTCTTTAAAGTTAACATCCATCCTAAATCAGTTGACTTATTACCCTTCTCGCTCCACGCCATAGCTTGCTCTATATATGCTTTTAAATCAACTCCCTGATAATCATTGATGAACTTTCTGTCTTTTAAAAGTTCGTCCCTCAAAACAGTATAACTACACCAAACAGAATCTCTAAAGTAAATCTGAGCATCTTTTTTCTTAGAAGACAAAACAACTACTTTTAGAAGTTCTTTTATTTTAGCTTTTACATCTTTCATAGGAACTTCTCCATTTACTTTTTCGTAAGCAGACATCCAAATTTGCAATTCTTTTAACGGAGTTTTTTCTGTTAGCATTGTTTTTTTTTTATAAATTAATTAAGGTTAATGGAGATTTTACTTATTTATGCTAAAAACAATAAAAAATAAGTTTGGGATTCAGAGTAATTATTAATAAAGTTACTTTTGCAATAGCTATTCTTATGATTTAATCATTATCTATCACAAATTCAATTCCATTAATACTTACTATATTTTTATTAAAACTCTTAACTCCTCTATAAGTTTTTCCGTAAATCTTAGCGAAACTAGCTATCGTTTTTAATTGTAGCAAATCAAAACATAGTATAATTAATGATACCAAATCATTATTTGACAATTCACCCTCTTGAAATTTCTCGTAAACAAATTTATTTATTTTCTCTCACTTGCTTTGCTCTATTGGTGTTTTCATTGGTATCATTTATTATATTAGTGCTATTAAGTAGTTATGGTTAATGATGGTATTCGTAGTAAAGATTAATCGTAAGCACCAGTAATATCATTTCTTTTTTCATTTGATTTACTTACCTCTGTATAACCATTATTCAATGATTGAAAACCTAAACTTTTATGTTTAATAATATTTTTAATTTCCATTTTTTTATGATGAGTTTCTGTTTCCATC